GTTCTAGCTTTTCAAATATTACTTCTGATATTAATTCCATAGCATCAATTGAACTGTGGGAAAAATTAAACGCTGCATCTACAGAAAACTTTAGAAGTGTTTTAATAGCAGATTCTGAATCTAAATCTTTTTTACCCCAACTTTCAATGCAAACAGAAAGATCTTGCATGACTGTGTCGCATGCTTCTTTATCTAAAAAATCTTCTTCTTTCATACATTCTCCTTATATAAGTTATAATTATTATAGGCAGTTCCTTCAAGATAATTAAGAACATTATCTTAAATAAGGCGAGGAGTAGCTAAAGCATTGCTCAGGTCAATGAGAGCATTAGCTACTCGCTCGGTTATCTCATCACAGAATCCCTCTCTCCCTTACCAGGTTGACCTGTTTCTGTAACTCTGCGATGAAATTCTTTTACTTGTCCCAATCAAACCCATCGTCATTTGATGACTCTGGTTCAACCGGGGCAGGTGTTTCTGGTGCAGTAGCTGTAGGTGTAGGACTAGGTGTGGGTGTAGCAGTTGCAGTCTTTGTATTGAACTTAGCAATTACATTCTTATCGTCCCACTTAGTACCATCTCCTTTGTCTTTGCCTTCTTCTAATTTAAGAGTGGCATCGAAAGGAACGTTCATCATAGTCTCAAGAGCTTCAAGGTTGAAGTTCTCAACATCAGGATCTAAGCCCATAGCTTTTCTCCAATTACGGATTTTGCTTTTGGATACGTTCAAGCCGTTGCCTTCAAGCATAAAGTTTTCCCAGATTTTTCTTCCAGCAAATTGAGGACCAATAACTTCAAAAGTTATGTTGATCATCCTATGATTGTTGGCCTTACTCGTCTTAGCTTCCCAAGTTTGTCCAACCAATTCATAATCCCCGGCTGGCATTGGACCTATAGAACTACTGTCTAGTTCTTCTACGTCAGTTAAATTAATTTCAAAATCGCTCATTATTTATCTCCTATTTTATTTTTTAATGATTCTTTCAAAGCAGTTATGAATGCACTCCACTCTAGATCTAATGGGACGTTACCCAAATCAACTCTAGACTTTGCATCAAACGCAGCTGCATATTTGTGAAACAACTTTCGTTTGCCGTAAGACACACCCCTGGTTGTTTCTTTAAAGCCCTGTCCACTTGTACGAGTTGATACCTCGTAGTTTGCAAACAGGTTAAAATCCACCCATTCACGTACCATTGCTGATACCTTCTTGTGTAAATTTAATTCCCAACGATCGTAGGGCTCACGCTCTGGGTCGTTAAAAGTTCTGATGGCTACGTGAGAAAGTAAGATGACATGCATCTTCTTCTTTTGTAACGCATCAAACATTGTCAAGAGTCTGCGATAAAGTTCTGCTGACTCTGTGTAACCTTTACCGAAACCCAAGGCTTCGATGGATTTAACTGAATGGTTTTGACACACTCTTTGCTGGACTAACTTCTCAGCCCAATCGGTTGTATCAAACACCACTGTTTTGTAATCATGCTCTTCATCGTGCAAGGTTTGTATTTGCTTGATGATGTCATCGTAGCTCTTACACAATGGAAAAGAAGGAACGTCAATAAAGTTTGTTCCATCTTCTGTCTTAATAAAGATTGGCTTGGGAGCTTGAGAAGCAAAGGTTGTCTTGCCTATGCCGTCTGTCCCGGATATGTTGATCTTAAGTGTTGGCACTTTAATTCCTGTCTCCACTGTTTCTAATAAACTCATTTTGTTTCTCCATTAATTTTGTAATAATTTTTAAACTCATTCGCATCATTTTCATTATCAAAAATAATTGTATTCATTTTGCAATAAGAACTTTTAAAAACAGCAGTTGTTATAGTGTTTCGTGTAAGTAAGTGCATATCAGAGCCACGTACAGATAGAGAATATTTCTTACTCATTACTTATCTCCCTTCAATGGATCTATGAATTGTATGTAAGGCCTTTCATTGATCTTAGTGCTTAATCCTTCTTGTATCTTGTCGTATACGTCTTCATTCTCAGCCATCACCTTTTTTGATAAAGTCGTGTCTTCTACGAACTGAGTCTTGAATGGGAATAGATTCTTGGGTATGTCCTTCTTTAGTTTAGAAAGGAACTCTTGGTCCCAGGATCTAGTCACCCTGTATTGAACTCTAATATCTAATGGGATTAGATTGTTCAGAGGAACTCGCTTCGATCCCCCGGTATTAGAAAGTGTGTTGATGTGATCTTGTATCTCTGGGCGAGAAGCAATTTCTTTATCCAGTTCTGCACTGGCTTTCTTTAAGTTGCCTTGCGATGTTAAATTCTTTTTCTTGTCTTTTAACAAATCCGCAAGGGACAGTGTCGTATAATCTTTTTCTTTCATTAGCAGTCTCCAAACTTTTAATAACTTTATATTAATGATATAAAATCTTTTGTCAACAAAATTCTTTACATTTTGTACTTAGTTCTTTACTATCTAATACGACACGTTTTAATGGTGCTTTCATCACCCTCCCAAGCAGTGAAAGTTTCCTCCTTAATTAAAGCGTGTCACTTTATTAAGTTAGGAGAGAAATGCAATTAAAAGACTACATAGAAAAAAGAGGAGAAGAGCCGTTGGCTAAAGAACTAGGAGTATCAATAGATACCATTAGGTCTTGGAGATACGGCAAGAGGCAACCCTCAGTAAACCAAGCAAAGAAATTAATTAAACTAACCGGGCACGCCCTTGATTGGGAAAGTATTTATGGGTCAGTAGAGGTCTAACATGGCCTTAGATTTAAAATTCAATCTCGTTGGAGATGACATACATAATGAAGAACGCAAAGACATGTTGGTTTCTTATTATGAAAACAACTTTCATTTAATACCTTGCGGTTCAAGGAACGATGTCATCCCAGACTACTTCAAAGCAAGACACCCCAACGAAGAAGAAGACATATTAATAAAGCGTTGGTCCAAAACTCCAAGAGTTAAGTGGGCTGATTACATTACCAAACAACCAACCAAACAAGAGATCAAACAATGGTACTTGCAATTTCCTAATTGCAATTGGGCTGTCGTTACAGGGATAACGTTTGTTGTACTCGATGCAGACACACAAGAGGCTTGTGATTTTGTAGAGTCAGGACAGATAACAAAGTCCATTTTAAAACAGAAGACACCTCGCGGTGGATACCATTACTTCTACGCCATCAATCATAATCTAAAGATCAGGAACACAACAGGCAGATTAGACATCAGAGGAGAGGGCGGTTACGTCATGGTCAGTCCTTCAAACAGCTATAAGTTTGAGATGGTCAGTGGTGTGATTGTGGATTCAATGGATGAACTGACCGTTTTAAACAGCCAAGACATGAATATTATTTATGACTTTAATAATGACGGCAAAATTAATGCAGAACATAAGACACCTCTGTCATTAAATGGTGTGCAATCAGGAGTGCGTAATGACACGCTCGCTCGTTTAATTGGCAAGTGGATACTGGAAGGCTGGGGCATGCGTGAAGTTATCATTAAAGCATTGGATTGGAATCAAACAAACAACCCACCCATGTCTGTGCAAGAAGTATTGCAAACAGCTAACAGTATTTGCACAGGGCATTTAAAAAGAAACCCGGAGGATGCAGACGTAGGCATACTTAAATGGAAAACAAGTCAATGGCAGATACCTTTATCGGATGAGCTAAAAGAAATCATGGATCAAGAAGATCCCATTGATCATCAAAAGAATCAAATCATCGTTGAGAAAGATCCGTTAGGATTAAAGGCATTCAACGATCCCTTTTGGGACACAATGGATACAGATCGCATCGAGCAATTCTGGGGAGATGCATTTGTGTTTGAGCAATCAAGAGTCTTACTATTGGGTAAGCCTAAGATTGGTAAGTCTCATTGGCTTGGAGCTTTCGCTGCTTCTGCTACCACAGGCACGGAGTTTATGGGAACACAGTTCTCTAGGCCTCTTAAGGTTATGTGGTTACAGGCAGAGATCATCCATGAGTTCTTAAAGAAAAGAATCGAAATGTATTACAAACCTTTTCATCACGATCCAGAGCTTTACAACTTAGGCAAATCAAATCTCGTGGCATCCGGGAGATTTAGAAAGAACATCATGAGAGATGCAGACATGGATGCCATAGCAGAGAGTATTGAG